CGCTTGCGCGTCCATAATCTTCCACTCGTACACGTCGAGGAACTCATTAACCAAACGTGCAAACTCGTTTTGTAGATCGGTCATGACTTCATGGTATCTGAAATACTGCGCTGTCGGAAGCAATCGCGACCCGTTGTCAGACCATGGCATTGTCATACCGTAGTGTATGTTACGAGTATTGGCTGCGAACTTTTGAATGGCTGTAAGCTCTTCGCAGTTACCTAGTAACTTCTTACGCACATCTGCCATGCCGCGCTCTGCGGCGTTCATTCTGCAGATGTCTTCAGATGCTTTCACATCTTTCTTACGTGCTGTGTAGACAGACGCGTTGAAGTCAACGATCATTGCCGCTGAACTAATCGAAGGCGCGTTCGATACTAGCGCCGAGGTGTTTAGCATGTCTTGCATTTACTTTCTCCTGATTTGTTAGGGGCTTCCCTAACTCTGGTTGATGTTTGATGATGTCGTCTTTTGTTTTTTGCCTGTACATATAATATACCACAAGTATCGAGTTATGTCAAGTCGTACCTTTTGGTGGTTTCTGTTTAGCTAAGATAGCTTTTACTATCTTGACCTTCATGGGTGGGTCGAACACGCGAGGCTTCACGATCTCCACCGCGTAGTGCCCTTCTCTTAGGGACTTCCCTAAATATTCATTGCCACCCTCTTTGTCGAAACATGTTTCACACAAGCCCCACACATCATTTGCGCCCACGTAGACGCCGCAAGTGTTACAATTCATTCCTATCTCCTATCTTGTTTTCTGGTTGAGGCTAAGTAGGTCGGACTTGCGAGTGATGCGGGTGTAATGCCCCTTCGGGGTCGGCACTATGCACCAGCTTGCACGTTGGCTCTTGGCTTGATAGTCACCACAATCTAGGCACACGTTATAGCCTAGTCGGGCGCGCTTGATGCTGAAGGTCTCACCGCAGCCTACGCACTCGGGACGGTAGCGGCTCATGTTAGGGAGTTCCCTAACTTACGCAGGTCAGACCACGTACCGTTTTTAGGATTGAACCGTTGGTACAACGGTGTGTAACCCGTATATTCGCCGTTCGCATCAAAGTGGTCAGCACCGTGTTCACGCAGTTCAATAACGGTACTTTCAAAATCATCATCACGACCCCAGAATGGTGTAACGTCAACCACATCGTAGTTGTTGCCCCGCCATATCCAGAGAGTTCCAATCTTAGGTATTGTAACGTCAATATCAGAGTTAGGGAGTTCCCTAACATTTTGGCCGACGAAACGGTTCTTGCCGAGGTTGGCAGTGGTGTAGTTGGCTTTGGCTTCAGTTGGTGTAGGCAATGGTAAGTTCATTTTAGCTCTCCGTGGTTTGTTAGGGAGTTCCCTAACTTTGGTTGAAATTTAAAGTCTGAATTTTTTACTCTACCTATAGTATAACACAAGTACCGAGTTGTGTCAAGTCGTGCAGTTTTGTGGTATCTGGTGGGATGTACGCTAATGTACCAAAGTGAGGGTTTGTAAGTTCTTGATAACAAACGATATGTACCAAAGTACCAAAGTACCAGAGGTATATATGCAGAATTGAGAGAGTGTTTCCGCGCATCCCCCCCTCTTAGAAGTACCAATCTTAGGTGTATATATATATATATTTATGGTACTTCTGGTACTTCCGTTTAAGATCAAAGACTTAACCCTGTTTTGAAGTGTTTTTAAAATGGTACTTCTGGTACTTCCGTTAAAAATCAATGGGTTAACTCAGTGACACGCGCAACGCTACGCTGATGCTGGTATCATAACATGTTAGGGAGTTCCCTAACTCATGACGTGTTACCTGATGGTGGTAGTACAATGGTGTAACGTGTGACGCGCTACGCAACCCCACATCTGGTATCGGTGCAAGTTAGGGAGTTCCCTAACAAATCAAAACGTGTCAGGAGGTGACGCGCTACGCAACCCCTTTACTGGTATCAATTTGTCCACCAAATTGCAGACATAAAAAAATGGCCACCCCCGAAGGGATGGCCGATGGTTTTAAGACTTGGTGTATTTGGTTGTTTCCAACAATCCAAGCAGGGTGTTGTGAACAGTGGCCAGATCGAAATCGGTGGCAATGGTCTGTTCGTCTTTGACACGGTTGCCCTTGTCATCCCATGACAGACCAGAGCCAGCGAGAGTTACAAGCGCGGCAAGGGCCGTTCTGATCTCGGTCGAGAAGTCCACCGCATTTTCAGCAACCGGTGTTTCTGGACCTTTCTCAGCCTCTTTGGTGTCAGTCTCGGTTGCGACCTTGGCCGCAAATGTACCATCAGGCAGTTTCACAATCTTGGCAAGATTGCCCTTGGTTGCTTTGTACAGCTCAGGTGCTTGGTGCCGCATGCAGCTGTTTTTGCAGTCATTCACACGCGAGCCGACGACCCGCTTTTTGTCAGACTTGGGCAGTTTCTTGTCATCTGCTGACAAGTTACTAGCCACGGTCTCTGACATTTGGTCGAACTGCTCGACCTGCAAGGTAGCAAACCCTGACTTGCCACGTGGGGACACAAAGTCAGTCCAAGGAAACAAGGGCTGATCACTGCCCTCTTTGGTCGCCTTGCCGATGCCTGCTAAGGCATTACGCGACATGGTGTCACCACGTGAGATGTTACTTTGAGCAGAGCCAAAGACTTCTAGGTACTCGGTGTCGAGAGAGATATTAGACATGTTACTGTCCTTTCAAAGATCGAAGTCTTAATGCCCTGTTGGCCGCTTCGATAAACAATTAATGCCATGTCATAACGTGTCACACAATAGTTTCAACGCAATAGATACAATTATATAAAGCAATACCTATATCACATAACATCATATACAACGAAACAAATGTTAGGGAACTCCCTAACTTTCCAGACGCATTGCCCCAAAACTGATATCGCTTGGGTATACCCCTGCCCCACCCCCCGGCGCACAGCTTAGGATTCCAGATGCAGATGTAGATACTAATACGCTCAAATAATCCCTATGTTTTTCAACCGGGGAAAACTCGCCCATGTTAATTCTCAAACCCCCCCACCTCTTTTTCAAACCCCTTGTCAAAAAATTTTTTGTAACCTATTACTACGTTATCGGTTAACAACCTGCGGTACATTATGACTTTAAACGTCACTCCAGAGTTGGGCGTGTCCCTAGAGGATGAGGTAGGCAAGTTAAAACTGCCTGAACGAGCCGCCGCTCTGGCAAAAACAGTAGATAAATTGGAAGAACATGGCCTAGATGTAACTCCTAATGAGGATGATAAAGACGTTGCAACTGCGCTTGCTACGTCTTACGCACAAAACCCAGATAAAACGTCCCAAAAAGTTACCAACCCGAAAGCCGCAACATTAACACCACCGTCTATACGCCTGACAAACGACATATTAACTGAATTTAACCACTCTGTAGTAGAGTCTTCCAAGCAATTGCGTAATCTAGTCACCAACAAGTTAATTATTGAGTCAGAAAACCCCGATCCTCGTGTGCGCATGCGCGCTTTAGAGCTTATGGGTAAGATATCAGACGTGGGTCTGTTCGCAGAGAAGTCTGAAGTGACGATAACGCACCAAACCACAGATGATATTAAGGAAAAATTGCGTGGAAAGCTCGCAAAATTAGTAAATCCTGATCCTGTCATAGAAGATGCAGTCGTGCTTAGTGCGGCAGATATAGATATTGACGTTGAACTCGGTGATTTTGACGATGAGTGAGGGTTTAGACTTTACAACCGAAGATATTGAGCTGATGTTGGCTAATTTGGACGCGTTTAGCGCCGAAGAAGCCTTAGAAATCAACCGTTTGGTCGATGAATTAAACAATCGTACTGAAAATGCTCGTGCGCACAACGATCTTATAGAGTTTTGTAAGCTGATGCAGCCTGATTACATTGTTGGCAAACATCATCGCATCCTAGCGGACATGCTTATGGCTATTGAACGTGGCGAAAAGGATCGTATCTGCGTAAACATCCCCCCGCGTCATGGTAAGTCACAGCTTGTTTCTATATTTTACCCTGCGTGGTTTCTTGGGCGTAATCCCAACAAAAAAGTTATGATGGTATCTCATACGACTGATCTTGCGGTAGACTTTGGACGTAAAGTGCGCAATTTGATAGCTTCAGACGACTATAGGTCTATATTTCCTACAGTAAAACTTGCGCAAGATAGTAAATCTGCTGGGAGATGGAACACA